CTTCGATGAGAAGGCCATGGAACAGTTCCGTTCCCTGTATTTAGACTTCGTTAAGAAGACTAAACCAGGGTCTTTAGTGCACGAACGTTCCAAAAAGGTCGCATCTACTGACCCGCAATTACAATTGCCGGGTTGGCAGATACGTGACTGGATTGAAGCGTTCAGGCATAATGGTCTTTATCCGGTGAAACACTCTTGGACAACCCCGATAGTGGGAAGGCTCCACTCCATTCCAGAGCCCGCGGGGAAGGTAAGGGTAGTAGCAATTGGAGATTATTTTTCACAAGTGGCTTTAAAACCACTTCATGAATATATTTTCTCTCTCTTGCGACTAATTCCTACCGACGCCACTTTCGACCAGCAGGGGGCTGTTGATGCCTTTGCCGCTCAGGGTCATCAAGAGATTTTCTCTTATGACCTAAAAGCAGCGACTGATCTGATTCCTTCCCAGCTCTATGTTGAGGTTTTAATACCTCTAATAGGGAGGAAAGGGGCAGATCTTTGGCACAGCCTCATGAAGGATCGTGAGTGGCTTACCCCTAAGGATTTCCGAAAGGAGGGTGGAGCTTCTTTTGTGAAGTACACACGCGGACAGCCTATGGGTCTACTCTCGAGCTGGGCAGCGCTGGCTCTAGTGCACCACGCTCTCGTTCAGTTTGCTGCAAAGCAAGCTGGCGAGGTCGGTTGGTTCACTAAGTACTTAGTACTCGGTGATGACGTAGTTATTGCCGATGCTAAGGTAGCGGAGTCCTATCTCGCAGTTTGTGAGCACTTCGGCATTACCGTCGGATTAGCAAAATCACTTGTCTCTAAAAAGGGACTTATGAACTTTGCTAGTCAGACACTTCTTGGTAACAAGAATCTATCCCCCGTTTCTCTCGGTGAAGAGCTTGTTGCTCTTAACTGGGATCGACGGAAGGAGATGGCACGCCGAATTTGCCACAGATACGTGGGAAAGGACTTCTCTGACAGCGACTTCCTCAGAAGGGTACTGACAACCGCCCAGTGGACCGCCCTGCAAGGGCAGCTCACTGGAAGGGTTGTTGGGACTTTTTCTCGGTTCGTTGAGTTTGTACTCCGGAATCCTTTTGTCATAAAGACTGAGGAGGTCCAGATAGGCCATGTTCTTAAGTGGTTAGGTATGTTAATACCCTCCCTGAACGGGGCCAGCTCGCTGAATGACGAGATTACGAAGGCACTTGAGGTTTCCCTCTTGTTCTTCGTGCAGGAGTCCTACAAAAAGAAGGTCGCTGATTGGAAGACATGTTTATCTTCCGCTCAACGGCTTATTGGAGGAGGACCCCTGAGTGACTGGGAGAATAATCACTTCTGGCGCTACCTAGCTGAATGTCTCATGGCCTACTTCGAAGAAGCAGGTCGTGATTTAGACAGTATAGGGGTGCCATTAATGAAAATGAACCCAGCCGCTCCCCTGCCGGAAATCAACGTACTTCTCGACTGGTACAGGACGCTCGAGGCTATTCCGCCTCTTGCGAATCTGTTTGGCCAAGAACCACGCTTAGGCGTGTGGAAGGTCCTTAAGGGCTCTGCCCTTATACAGGATCTTCCTAAGCCAGTCCGGGCAGGAAAGCTAGGGGCGCTAGTGGGGCGTTTTACGGCTCCCAAGCCAAAAGACTCCCTCCGAGCTCCTCTAGAACCGCTCACTAATGTGATTGGAAGAGTGCTGGGAATGAAGCTTCCCGCCTACGAACTAGTTCGTAGACGTCCAACTCCATCATTCTTCAAGAGCCTCATTGAGGATATGAAGAATTATGAAACAAAGGTTATTGCCCGTGACATGTCACCTTGTATTAACAAGGTAGCATTAACGGTACGTGTGCCGGTACAGTTACCGGCACAGGTTATACCAGGGTTTCCCACTTGGTAAGCACAACCTGAGTTGTTGGGGGCCACACGGACTGATGTGAAGGGTGAGATCGATTCAATTCTGACTGGACTTCTTTGAAGCCCTACTCAGAGTCTCATCGACTCTGGGTTCCTGGGTAACACGGAATAAACTTCGATTGAAGAAGATTCCTTCTCCCTACTAAGTTAGCTAATATCTTGAGCTCAGCCCCTTTGGGGATAAGCCGAAGTACTTAGCAGTACTTAGGTGAATTCGCTGGTTGAACACCAGAAGAGACGCTGAATCGGTTCCTCGAACCGAATATAGGCGCTTTCTAGGGAACATCGTGTG